TTACCCATAACAAACACACGATAATTGTAACCACATTGGTTGGCAGAAAGACCCAACCCTCTATGCTTTCTACAAGTTTCAACCAAAGAACTGGCAAACTCTGATGGGTCAACAGGTGGATTGGCGAAATCAAAATCAGGTAATCTTGACTTCAGTGCTGGATGAGTTTCAGGTACAAGTGGAAAAATTTCAACCTGTTTGCTGATTGTTGGTAATTCGCCTTTCCATGAATCGGTATTAATTACTAAAACATCATTTTTATTTTCAATCATTTCATTCATTTAGTCACCTGTGAGAAATTGTTTTTCTTTTCAAATTTAATTATGGACCGGAACTTGTCGAAAAGCTGGTCACCTTTATGTGATATTACAAACACATTCGTACTATTATCTAGGCTGTTTAGAAGTTTAAGGAATTCTTCTGTGCCAACACCATCAAGTGAAGAATCGAATACCTCATCCAGAATCAATAGATTGGTGTTCACCGAGTTCTTCATCTTTGCAATCTGTCGCCATGTAAACAACAAAGCAAGGTCGATACGCATCTTCTCACCTTCAGAGAATGAAGCGTAACTGAATTCATCACGGTGCCTAGATTTAATTGTTTCTTCAAACGATTCGTTTAGGTTGAAGTTAACAAAGAAGTCCATTGACGTTAAGTATTTGTTAATCAGCTTGTTCATAACTGGCAAATACTGTTTGATAATCTTAGTCTTGATACCAGTATCTTTGAGTAGCGTAGCCGCAAATTCGTGATACTGTTTATCTAAAGAAAGTTTTTCAGCAAGAGTTTCCGATTCTTTTAATTGTGCATTCAAAACCTTTAGTTTCTCGTCATCGTTCTCTGTAGACACGGTACGTGTTCTAAGTTCTGCAATCTCTTTCAGTAACTTTGCATTATATGAATTGATACTGGATACTTGTGTGTTCAGTTTAACTACTTCAGAGTTGTGTGCATTGATATGCTTTTGTACAGCGTCTATTTCATCCAAACGATCATATACGTTTTGTAGTTCTTGATCCAACTTTGTTGCGGCAGTTGTTATCTCTACAATCTTTTGTTGTTTACTTGTTACTTGGCTTTCTTTTGTTTCAGAGGCAATAGTTTGTTGACATGTTGGACAGTTATCATTGTTCTCATAGAAAGATATTTCTTTATTTAATTTTTTAACATTATCTTCAAACTTGGATTGTAAAGTTAACAGCTTTGTATTTCTGGATGCAACAGTGTTTTTATCGGAGATTTTATCTGTTAATTGTTCGATGTGTTTCTGTATCAACAGAATATCTTTCGATACTTTTTTTAGATGTGTATCATTGTCAGCAACCTCTTTAACCTTTTTGTCGATCTCAACTAAATGGTTCTTTTTATGTTCTTCTAGGTTTTGTTTCTGTAGATTTATCTTTTCGTTTGTCAACTTGACGGCATAGTCAACAGATTTTTGTTCATCTTTGATAGATGTTATTCTATTTTTAACGATAGAATTCATTGAAGAAAAGATTTGTATATCTAACAGGTCTTCAATAATCGCTCTGCGGTCAGCAGGTGTTAGTTGCATGAACGGAACAAATGATGCTGAGCCAAGAATAACAACTTGAGTAAAGGATTTATAGTTTAATTTAAGAATAAAATTCTCAAGGTGTTCTTGATAGTCTTTGGCTTTGGCATCCTGGTTGACAAGAACCGAATCACAATAAATCTCAAACACATTTGGTTTGATACTACGATGTACTTTGTATTTTTTCTTGCCGATCTTGAATTCAATCTCAACAACACAATCTGAATTGTTGATTGTGTTCATCAACTGTGGTTTGTTGATTTTACGGAACGGTTTACCAAAAAGACCAAACGTAAGTGCGTCTAGTATTGTGGATTTACCAGCACCATTATGACCAACAATCAATGTATTTGTTGATCTTGTGAGGTCAATTTCAGTGAATGCATTACCTGTTGAAAGAAAATTCTTCCAACGAACTTTTTCGAATATAATCATTATCTAAACTTAGGTCCAACTGGCCAGATTGCTATTGATTCTCTAACACCAGAAATAACAGGTGCAACTCTATGTAACAGGAAAGAAGGGAACATCAAAACATTACCTTTCCTTAAATTGGTATTCCATGGGTATTGTTCTGAAAAGTGGTTGATTTGAAACTCACCACCCTCAAAGTCAACGTCAGGTTCACTGAGCAAAAGAATTACTGTCATCTTCCTTAAATGCTCTAATAAATTATATTGTACAATTTTACCGTCCAATGGCAAGTCCATGTGAAATTCATGTTTGCCACCAGGTTCATACTTTGCATACTGCAAATAGTTAAATCCATACAGGTCAAAATTAAAATACTTATCGTTGTAGTATGCAATAAGATTGTTGAATTTTTCCCACATCCACGCCAAATCTGGGACAACACGATCTAGCAATACAACGTCAGCTTTTCTTTGTTGTGGTATCGTATAGTTGGTATATTCTCCACCGTTTACAGTAGTATAGTTATTTCGAAAATAATCTCGAATGAAATCACACTCGCCGGTATTAAACATTTCTGTGTCCACAATAAATCGTGGAACAAAAAACATTTTTTCTGCTAATTCATCGTTTACCATTTTTGTGGGTGAACTCATTCTGAATCCTCATTCAATGCTTCAACGTATACTTCCTTCAAAAGAGTTTTGATTTTATCTTTTTGTAGGTCCGTTGTCAAGTTATCAACATACTTATTTAGAATTGTGGTCGTATCCTCAGCTTGATCCACATCATCACTTTCTATGTCTTCCTGTTCTGTGAAATCTTCTGCGATACTAATATCAATAGGAGAAATTTGGTACAGTTTATTAATGATCGTGTCAAACAAATACGGATTGGTTTTGTTTACAACCACAACCTTAACGTAGCTAGATTTCAAATGTGATAGGTCCATGGATGAAATGGTTTTAATGTCATTGACCTTATCATCATATATCAGCTTCTTGAAAATTTTATTTGGGTTTTGGATAAATTCCAGCTTATGCGTTTTCAAATCAAACAAATGAAACCCCCTAGGGTCATCATAGTCTTGCCAAGTCAATTCGTATGGATTGCCAAGGTAGTGGATGTTTCCACGACTAGACTTGTGATGGTAATGACCAGAGAATACCACATCAAACTTATTGAATAGTTTGGGTTCCAGTCCCTCATGTGAAGGTGCACCACGATACATCTGGAAACCTTCAATCTCGAAATGACCCATACAGATTGTTGCTTCCGTAAGTTTCAAGGTGTTCATAGAGTGCTCATAGTTTTCTGGACAAATCCATGGCATCATACAGATTGGTGTTTCATCGATTCGGATCGTAGTTGGATCCTTGATGATAAAGATGTTATCATATTCATCCAGAACCAAATGTGGTGAATTAACATCGTTCGTGTTCTTATAGTACGTGTCGTGATTTCCCACCAACATATGAACCTTTACATTCATGTTGTGTAGTTTATCGAAGAACATCTTCTTTGCACGTTGCAAAGAGTAGAAATTTACATATTTACGTCTATCAAACGTGTCGCCAAGAATAAGAAGATTATCAACTCCGGCAGACTTAATAGCAGGAAAAAATGTTTCATCATAAAATTTTTCATAAAAGTCCAAAAAGTGTAGTGAATCATTTCTTGCACCAAAGTGGATATCGGTGATAATAGCAACCTTCATAATATATTAGAGCCTTTTTTTCTATTTTCCGACATGGTGAGAATTTGTAAATTGTCTTGATGATGTAACCCACCTTTAGCGATAGGAATAATATGATCCACTTCATGTGGAATACCAGTTTCAACACTCAATCTTCGACATTCTTCATAAATACTTTTGATTATATCTAAATCCGCATCAACAGGCAATTGGTTCCTCACACTAGCTCTCCTTTTTGCCGCTTTATTAGTGTTAGCAATTTTACCCTTTTCGGAATTATTATACCTGTCGTTTTTTGCTTTAAATTTATCCGGATTATTTTTCCAATATAAAGCAACTTTATCTTTTGTTCTATACTTACACATCAACTCGCTATCATATAGTTTAGGTAAATTGCGTTTGATGTTACAATTCACACAACTATAGCTGGAAACATGTTTTTTTGTTGAACCGCAAGTTTTACAAGGCACTCCATCATAAACTTTTTGACCACATGCTATAGCATTTTTACGGTTAATTGATGATGTTTTGGGAAATTGATTAGCCATTTATGCTCCAAAGTGTTCTTTTATTTAGACATTTTGGTGCTTTCACTATTCTCAATTCGTTTCCTCAATTCGGTACTACTGTATGTGTGTGGACGGGTGTTATAAAAATACTCCTTGTCCAAATGTTTACCAGTAAAGGGTTTAAACCTATACTCCTCGCCGATGATTCTAACATCATAATTCACTGTTGTCAACAGGTTTAAAAGGTCATCTTCAGTAGAATACGGTATAATTTCATCAACATACTTGCAACCTTTGAGTTGTACATACCGTTCATAAACAGATTGTACCGGTTTATTTTTTTCCGGTCTGTCAATCGTTGGGTCTGTTTGTAGACCTACAATCAAATAGTCACATTTCGTTTTTGCTTCTTCAAGCATAAGAACATGACCAGCGTGGAACAAATCAAAACACGAACATGTAAAACCAATTTTCATTTTATTCATCCAAAAAATTTTCAATACCTTTGTTTTTCTTTATTTCCTTTTTCTTCTTCTTTGTTTCCTCAAAGTTCTCAATGAAGTCGGAAATATTGTCATACAACTCGAATGGCTTTGCTGGTGTATCATCGTAGCCCATAAGTTCGGATTCATTAAAGATACCAAACTGTTCTGTTGCTTTGTACTTTACGTATAGCTGTTTCTTTTCTTTTTGAATTCTACGTAAGAATGCATAGTAAATGATCTGTGTGAAGTATGCAAAAGGATTGTTTGATTTGGAAACGTCAAAGTTTTCAAAGTACATGAGGCAGTTCTCGATACCATCGGCAACCATTTCATCTCTGTATGTGTAGTTGATGAAGTTGGGTTTGTGTGATAGTCCCTCTGCAATCTTCATAAAGCATTCACCGATGTAATTTGGAATTCTGGGTTTCGATGTGCCTTCAGCTTTTGCTTTCGCTACCGCCGCCTGATACTCTATGAGTGCCTGACAAAAATCAGCGTTGTTAATATAATGCTTTTTTGGTTTTGACACCGGCATTGGTATTGTTTGTTCTTCCATGATATATGTACCTTTATAATGCTTGACTACCACTTGACAAAGGTCTACACTCCAGTATGTAGCCTCTGCATGTTTATTAATGAACTATGGATATATCTGGACCAACCAGATCCAACATCGTAGTCATCAACTCTTGACTCATTTCTTCTTCGTTCGATTCGGACAATTCCTCCACCACCGATTTAGCTTTATGGATAGAATCCACAGCATTCTCAAAGTATTCGGTGAATTCGGATGTAGGTTCCAAAATAGTAACAATCTCATTTTCAGCAATGAATGCCTCATTGTGCTTTAGAAGTTGCACAGGCAACCAATGATCCATCATAACAATATCTTTACCTGTTTTGGGGTTATTTTTAAACATGAAAACCATAGGTTCTCTTACAATAAAATTGAGTTTATCCACTTGTTCAAGATATGCAATAATATCTTCACCTGTTTTAAGACGTAATACTTTTACTGCTTCCATTTTTTAATCCTATCTTGTAGAGTTTATAGGCGAACTTCTCCTCATTATATATCTTAGTTCTTTCTACAAAATGTTTCAGAGTAAAATTCATATGATTCTTATAACGAAGGTCATCTGCTATATCATATAGAACAGCTTCAACCTTGTTGTCACCAATTCGCAAGCCACGTCCAATGGACTGTAGGTTACGGACTCTAGATTTAGAAGGAGATGCGAATATAATATTATGGAGATTCCTAATATTAATTCCGGTGCTAAAAGTGCCATAACTGGCTACAATGATAGCATCACTTTCTTCTTCTGTAATTCTTCTAACTTCTTCCCTTGTTTCCGTGTCCGTTTTTCCATAAACAAAGAAGACCTTCCTATTACCAATCTTCTCGGTATTAGTTATCATATCATATAATATTTTACCATGTTTGTCAACATATTGATAAAGAATTAAAGAATTTCCATTCAAAGATACCGCAAGGTTTTTGATAAATTTGTTACGTGATTCATTTAGAATGAGATATTCAATTTCTTCTTGATAGGTTTTACCTTTCAACAACTTACAAATTTCATCATCATGTTTTAGTACCAAACACTTGATTGTAAAATCTGCAATTTGTTTATTATCCATCAGTTCTTTGGTTGTTGTAACCTTTTGAACAGGACCAAAAAGACCTTCAAGCACAAGTTTGTGTGTTTTTGTTCCATCAAGTGTACCAGTTAGACCAATGCGATACTTTGCATTGATGCAATTTGACATAATCGAAACAAGTGATTGTGCTTTGAACAAGTGTGCTTCGTCACCAATGATAAAATCAAATTGGTGAAAGTATTCTTCTGGTTGCGTATATAATGATTGCCACGTTGAGATTGTTAGAGGTAAATCTGTGTGCTTGTCTCTACCTTGATAAATTCTATGTACATTCTCCTGCACATCCCATCCGTTTTTGGTTGAGTAATCAGCAAAGTCTGAATACAACTGTTCAACAAGTGATGTTGTCGGAACAATAATCAATCCTTTCTTGCATTTATACGTTAGTAGTTGACGTACTGCAAGGTAAATGATGAGAGATTTACCTGATGATGTTGGTGAGAGTAGAAGGCACCGATTATTACGCATAGCATGTACGTATGCATTTTTTTGGTAATCTCTAACTTCTATGTCTTTGTTTCTTGACTGCAATTCTAAGTCTGTGATAAACTTATCTGCATGATATACAGGATAATCTTCAGTCAAATCTGGTCTAGGGTCACCGTACTCCAGTGTATACTCACGTTCTTCACAGAAGTTTTCTACGTACGGAAGAAGACCGTGGTAGACCTGAAACGTTCTAAGGTCAAAGAGCCTTATTTTACCGTCCCATATTTTATTGCGGAATGCTGGAGTAAATTGGTGTCCAGGTACAAAGAAGGTAAAAAATTCGGACAACTCTTGTGCTGTCGAACGCTCACATTTTACCTTAACGTATGCCTCATTCCGTTTCGTTACTATTAGTTTAGTTTCCACCGATGAATCTTTCCCATGAAATATAATCTCTAAGTTGGAAAGTTCTACTCTTTAGTTCTTGCATGATAGACTCACACACGGCAATAGCTTCATCATGGTACATTTTCTTTTCTAACAAACGGATAAGTTCAGTGTCAGATTCAATGTATCGTTCGATACCATGTTTTGTTTTCACGTTCAAGAGGAACGGTTCCCAACCATATTCATCTAGTTCTTCTTGTGATAGAGAACCGTTGTAGTATTCTTCTTTGATTTTACGCATACGTGCATAGTCAAAGTTCACCCGCTTCATAGCAAGCCTGTGATTCACAAGAATCTTTAGATACTTATTATGTAGTGTGGGTATTTTTAGCAGTTCTTTGCCTGGTTCCGTGGAATCAATAACGGAATCTTTTTCCCACTCTTTCAAAATTTCTTCAAGTTTGCTCATTATAATCTCCATTGCAAAACTACATTATATCACGCAATTTTTTCCAAGTCAAACCAATCGTACCTAAACGACACTGTTGCCGTTATATGTTCTTCTGCTGAAAGTGTGGTATCGAATTCCAAATCGCTCAGTGAAAGTGGAAATATATTATTAAACTTCACTCTCATTTTTGGATTGTTTAGATTGGACATTACAGTGAGTATTGCCTGCTTTTTACTTGCCCTTCTTTGGGTGTAAGAATTTTCAACTGACGAAAGGTCTTTCATCCAGTTATATATTGTTGTCCATGCAGACAAATCTTCATTCACTAAGAATGTCATATCAAAGGTATTGTATTCTATTTTAGTACCAGAGTGGTACAAATCCAGATTAGGTGTTTGTTGTAAAGCGGTACCTAGTGATACACCAGGAATATTTGCTTTTTGACAAAAATACATGGTCTCGGATATTTCTGGAAAAGAAACGATGTATTTCGTTGGTTGTACTAGATTTGTTGTGCTTGGGTGAGTTGTGATTGCTCCACTCATAAAATCTCCTTAATGATTACTACTATTTAGGAACCATAAAAAAAGAGGAGCATTTCTGCTCCTCTTTGAAATGCCAATCTACGTTGGCTTTTTTCCGTAACCGTGTTTACATTAGGTTTGCGACACGGAAAATACGGTAGTAGGTGTTGCGCTTAGAGTACAACTGACCTAGGTCAACGTTTGTGCCGCCTGCAAATGGGTTTGCAACCATGCCGTAACGTGTCTTGAAACCAATCTTTGGTTGGAATGTGAACTGGTCAACTGCACGAACCATTTGTAGAGGAACGTATGGGCAGTAGAATAGACCAGCGTCATAAGGAGAAGAACCCTTATAACCGATTGTCACCAATTCTTGGTTAGATGTGTAACCACCGAAGTATGGATCGATGTAAACCTTGATGCGGCCATGTAGAAGACCGGCGAAAGTGTTACCAGTGTCATCAACTTGCAAGTCTGTAGACAATGCAGGAGTGTACTGTAGAACACCAGCCATAGCCATAGCAGAAGCAACGTCAGATGATACGATCATCACGTTAC